AATGCAAATTGGGAGAAGAAGACGAGACGATTACACTGACGGTACTGTTAGGATACAAGTCAAATCACCTTCACCGTAAATAAATTAGGAGATAAAATTATGGCAATAACATCGGCAGTATGCAATACATTTAAAACGGAAGCACTAAGAGCAATCCACAATTTTACACAAGGTGGAAATACTTTTAATCTAGCTCTATACACAAGTTCAGCAACACTAAATAAATCAACTACGGCTTATACTACTTCAAATGAAGTGGCTAACGGAAATGGTTATACTACTAAAGGCATCGCACTTACAAACGTGACACCAGCTTTATCAGGTGACACAGCAGTTTGTGATTTTGCTAACGTTTCTTTTACATCAGCTTCATTTACAGCAAACGGTTGTTTGATTTTCAATGACACAGCATCAGGTGATCCTGCAGTTTGTGCAATTGCATTTGGTGGAGATAAAGTTGTAACAAACGGAACTTTCACAATTGAATTTCCAGCAGCAGACGCATCTAACGCTATACTTAGAATAGCATAGGGAGTAACTCCTTATGTCGGTAATTAGAACCTTCGTAATAACAGTACAAAATGTTGGTGGCGCTAATTATTATTTTGTAGATGGTGTTCGACAAGCTACCCTAACTCTCGGAGAAGGTTTTACTTATAGGTTTGATCAGTCCGATAGTTCTAACAACAATCACCCTTATAGATTTTCAACAACAAGCAATGGGACACACGCTGGTGGATCCGAATACACTACTGGTGTAACTACCAATGGTACTCCAGGAAATGCTGGAGCATATACTCAAATATCAGTAGCCGCTAGTGCACCACAACTTTATTATTATTGTACCAATCACTCAGGAATGGGTGGGCAGGCAGACACTGTAGATGGTGATACTTGGGGAATTGCTACATGGGGATTAAACAATTGGAGTCAACAAGATGAAATTATAACATCTGTTACTGGAGTCTCAAGCACTTCTTCAGTAGGAGCAATTACACCTGCAGAAATTGTTATGGGATTAACGGGTGTACAAGCAACTTCTAGTGTCGGCAATGTTATAGCTGATCAAACTATTGCAGTTCCTTTAACAGGTGTACAGTCAGCATCTTCAGTAGGTTCGCCTGCAGTTGGCATTATATTAAATATTGATTTAACTTTAACTGGTCAGTCAACAACTTCAACAATAGGTTCAGTTACAACCAGTGTTGATCAAACAGCCGGTTGGGGTCAGGATACTTGGGGTGCTGAAAACTGGGGTGAGTCTGCTATTGATGTTACTCTTTCAGGTTTAGCCACAACTTCTGCAGTAGGTTCATTAGAATTTCCTGGACAGCTAGTGGGTCTAACCGGTCAGTCAACAACTTCAACAGTTGGGTCATTATCTCCAACAACTAGTCTTTCATTAACACCTACAGGATTACCAACAACATCAGCTGTAGGTTCTTTACTTGCAGGAATAGGAGTTACATTAACCGGTCAATCAACAACTTCAACAGTTGGATCAGTATCAGTTGTATCAAACGAAGAAGCATCACTAACCGGTCAGTCAGCAACTGTTACCGTAGGTAGTACAATTATATTTACTGGAATTGCATTAACTCCAGCTGGAGTACACGCAGATTCCGCAGTTGGGTCATTATCTCCAACAACTAGTCTTTCATTAACACTAACTGGTCAATCGACAACATCAAGTGTAGGTGCGATTTTACCTGCTAATGTAATGGGTCTAACAGGACTATCAACAACATCTAGTGTAGGAACTTTGGTTCCTGAAATAGGAGTTCCATTAACTGGATTATCGACAACATCTAGTGTAGGTTCTGTGGTTACAGCAATAGCAGTTCCGTTAACTGGACTATCAACAACTTCTGCAGTAGGTTCAATTTTACCTGCAGATGTTATGGGTTTAACAGGATTATCAACAACATCTTCTGTAGGAGATATCATTACACTAGGATACCAAGATGTTGACATAGTAGGTAATACATCGTATACAGATGTAACACACGTAGCATAGGAGAACAAAAATATGGCATCAACTTTTACAGATCTTGGCTTAGAGCTAATGGCAACCGGCGAAAATGCTGGTACTTGGGGAACAAAAACTAACGCAAATTTAAGTTTAATTGAACAACTTACAGGTGGTGTTCTAGAAGTTTCTACTGCAGGTGGCGCAGGAACTACAACTTTAACTATTGCAGATGGTGCTTTAACAGGTACTGCTCAACAAAGAGTTATCGAATTAACAGGATCAATAACTGGAAACAGAATTATAGCTTTTCCTTTACTTACAGAAAATTTTTACATTATTAAAAATGGTACATCGGGTGCTTACACAGTACAATTAAAAGCTGTATCTGGTTCAGGAGCAACCGTTACTTTTTCAGCTACAGACAAAGGATACAAAATTATTTACCTTGATGGTGTTGCAACAAATACAGGTCTTTATCAAATTAACGATAATTTTTCTGGTTTAGTTGTTGGAACTGATGTTCAAGCTTATGATGCAGATCTAACGGCAATAGGTGGTTTAGCAAAAACTGACAGTAATATAATTGTTGGTAATGGATCAACTTGGGTTGCAGAAAGCGGCTCTACTGCTAGGACTTCTCTTGGTGTAGCTATTGGAAGTAATGTCCAAGCTTACGACGCAGATTTAACGGCAATTGCTGGTTTAGCAAAAACTGACAGTAATATAATTGTTGGTAACGGTTCAACTTGGGTTGCAGAAAGTGGCGCTACTGCTAGAACTTCTTTAGGACTAGGTACAGCAAGTAACGTAGAATTTGAAGATACACAAGTGGACTCTTTCGGAGTAGGAACTGCTGCTTCAGGAACAACTGGAGAAATAAGAGCTACTAATGATGTAACTGCTTTTTATTCTTCTGACGTTGCACTTAAAGAAAATATTGTAAATATCCCAAATGCACTAGACGCTGTAAAAAAATTAAACGGAGTTTTATTTGATTGGAAAAAATCTTACATAGATCAAAGAGGTGGCGAAGATGGTTACTTTGTTAGAAAAAGAGATGTAGGTGTTATAGCTCAAGAAGTGGAAAAAGTTTTACCAGAAGCAGTTGGTCAAAGACCAGACGGCATTAAAGCAGTTAAGTATGATAGACTAACTTGTTTGTTAATCGAAGCAGTGAAACAATTACAGGATAAAGTTGAGAGCTTAACAAAAAAGGAGGGTTAATAAATGGCTGTACCAGCTAACCCTAAATTATCACAAATTCAAACTGAATTTGGTGGATCAAATCCTATCTCAATATCAGAATATTATGCAGGTGGGGCAAATGTGCCTTCAGGTTCACCAGCACCTAACGGACCTATTCCAAGTTCAGGTCAAATTACAATGGGAGATTTTAGATGTGCCACAAATGCAGCATTTGTAACAGCAAGTGGTGGAAGTGTATCAACTTCTGGTAATTTTAAAATTCATGTATTTAATAGTCCAGGAACATTTTGTGTATCTTCTGCTGGTAATGCAGCGGGTTCAAATACTGTAGATTATATAGTTGTCGCTGGAGGCGGCGGTGCAGGATTTAATAATGCCGGCGGTGGCGGTGGTGGAGGATTTAGAGGTTCTTCTGGCGCATGTTATACAGGCGGTCCCGCTACAAATGGAGTTGCCGCTCTTCCGGTATCTGCCCAAGGTTATCCAATAACTGTTGGTGGTGGCGGCAATGGTGTTTCAAGTGGAAGAGCAAGTCAAGGTGGACCATCGTCATTTTCATCAATAACATCAACAGGTGGTGGACAAGGTGGAAGTGGAGAAGTATCAAAATGCGGTGGAGATGGTGGATCTGGCGGAGGTGGAGCTTATCCATATGGAGGATTTGCACCAGGTAATGCTCCTCCAGTAAGTCCCTCACAAGGAAGTCGAGGTGGTAATGCAGATTCTTTAGGCGGCGGTGGCGGCGGTGGAATTTGTGGTTCAGGTCTTAATGCATCAGGATCTACTGGTGGAAGAGGTGGAAATGGAATAGCTAATTCAATTACAGCATCACCTGTAGGATATAGTGGTGGTGGCGGTGGTGGAGCAGATGATTGCACTGGTGGAGCAGCAAGTCCATGCGGATCTGGTGGAGCAGGAAGTCCATACGCACCTACACCAGGAGGAGCTGGAGCAACAAATCGTGGCGGTGGCGGCGGTGGTGGTGGCGGTGCTACTGGAGGATCACAAGGTGGAAACGGTGGTTCTGGAAAAGTTGTGATAAGGTATAAATTTCAATAATGAAGGAAGTAAAATAATATGGCACACTTTGCTAAAATAGATGATAATGGATTAGTTTTAAATGTACTCTACATGGAAGATTCCTACACTGAAAATTCTGAAGGAGTAGAAATAGAATCTATTGGTCAAACTCATTTAGAAACACACAACAATTGGCCTGCAAATAAATGGATTAAAACATCTTACAACACTAAAGAAAATAAACATTTAGAAAATGGTACACCATTTAGAGGTAACTATGCATACATAGGTGGAACTTATGATTCTACTAATAATATATTTTGGAATGTACAACCATATAATTCTTGGACTAAAAATATTTCTGAAGCTAGATGGCAAGCACCTATAACATACCCATCAATTATTTCAGAAGGATCTGGTGATTCTATAATCACATACAGAATTTCTTGGAATGAGGAACTTTATCAATCTAATAATAACAAAGGTTGGGAAATGTCTAAATCTAATGATAAACCTACTGATGTAGGTATTGACTTAATTAAATACGATTGGAATGGTACTTCTTGGGTGAATAAATCCAACTAGTTATTGATTTTTATTTAGAATAGTTTATATTTATTTTTTTATGTATAAGAAAGTATTAAAAAAATAAAGGCGCATGAATTTAGAAAATAACTACTGGTATTTTAAGTCAGCTTTAACTCCTCGGTTTTGTGATGATGTAATTCAACATGCTTTAAATAAAAAAGAATATGTAGCTAAAGTAGGAGGATTTAAAGACACAAAAAATTTTTCAGATGCACAAATTAAAACCTCACAAAGAAAAAGAAAATCTAATGTTGTTTGGCTAGACGAACAGTGGATATATAAAGAAGTACAGCCTTATGTTGTAGAAGCAAATGTAAAGGCAGGGTGGAATTTTCAAACCGATTGGTCTCAAACATGTCAATTTACGAAATATAAACTAGGACAATACTATGATTGGCATTGTGATGAATTTCCTTTTACAGAAAACCCAAATAAAAATAAAATTAGAAAACTATCTATGACATGTCAACTGACTGATGGATCAGAATATACAGGAGGGGAATTAGAATTTGATTTTAGAGATTATGAGCCACCTATGAGAAATGAGTTACATCATTTAAAACAATGTAAAGAGATACTACCAAAAGGATCTATTATTGTATTTCCTTCATTTATGTGGCATAGAGTAAAACCAGTAACAAAAGGAACTAGATATTCTTTGGTAATGTGGAATTTAGGGAACCGATTTGTATGATGAAAGCCCATAGTTATTTTCAGACACCTATATGGATAGAGCATAAACCAGAGTTTATACAATCATTAAATAAAGCTTCCAACAAATATATTAAAGAATCTCGTAAAAAAAAAAAATCACATATTGATAAATTTGGAGATTTTGGAATCTCTTATCACTCCACACCCCTTACTTTAGATAATAATTTTTTAGATTTTAGAAACTATGTAGGACAAAAATCATGGGATTTTCTAGATTGGCAGGGTTTTGATATGCAACAATATACAACTATGTTTAGTGAGATGTGGGTACAAGAGTTTGCTAAAAAAGGTGGTGGTCATCATTCAGCACATGTACATTGGAATCAACATGTGTCAGGTTTTTATTTTTTAAAGTGTAGTGACAAAACATCTTATCCTGTATTTCACGAACCCAGGACCGGTGCTAGAGCTACAAAATTAAAAATGAAAGATGAAAAAAAAATATTAATTGGTAGTGAGCTTATTCATTTTAAACCTACACCAGGAACATTAATTATATTTCCAGGATACTTGGAACACGAATTTTCAGTAGATTATGGTAAAGAACCTTTTAGATTTATACATTGGAATATACAAGCTATACCTAATGGGGTTTTTGGTAAATGAAAAAATAAAGTTTATGATTGTAAATTTATTTGAAATACCCATTTATATTGGTAAAATTAATTTAAAAAAAATTAAATTAAAAAATTCTAAATTAGAAAAAACATGGGTTTCTGATATATCTTCATCATACAAAAAAAATTTAAATGAAGATATACAAAATATTATTGACAAAAATTCTTTGTCTTACTTGTTAAACTTAATAGTAAAACTTTTTGAAGAAAAACAACAAGAAGAATTTAAAATTGTTTTGATTAATATTTGGGAAAACATATATAAAAATAAAGATTTTCAAGAACCACATATACACATACGGTCAGATTTTTCATTTATAATCTATAAAAAGGTAGAAGAAAAAGGTGGTAAAACTTTGTTTTTTAATCCTAGTAGAAATTTTATAGAACCCTTTCCTAATATTTCGTATATGTATGCTAAGACATTTCAACCATTTTGTAAAGAAGGACAAATTATTTTATTCCCTAGTTTTTTAGAACACATGGTTTTAAAAACATCAAATCAACATACAATTTCTGGCAATTTAAGATTTATAAAACAATGAAAATAGTAGATAATTTTTTAACAAATGATGAATTTGAAAACATAAAAAATATTTTAATGGGTGATGACTTCCCTTGGTATTTTAATGATTATATAACAGATGAAAAAGATACTAATAATTTTTATTTTACTCATCTTTTTTATAACTCTATGGATATAAAAAGTAATTTTTTTTATTTATTTAAAAATTTTTTAAATAAAATAGAATGTAAATCTTTACTAAGAATAAAAGGAAATTTATATGTAAGTGAAAAAGAAAAAAGAAAAAATAAAGACCACACTGATTTTAAATATAAACATAAAGGTTGCTTGTTTTATATAAATGATAATAATGGTGAGACTTATTTTGGAGACAAGAAAGTTTTACCTAAAGCAAACAGAGCTGTTTTTTTTGACCCTAGTAAAAAACATAGTAGTTCTATCTGTAATAATGAAAAAAGAAGAATAACAATTAATTTTAATTATTTTTAATATGAGTTTTAAAAAAAATAAATATATAGTAATACGAAATGTAATAGACAAGGACCTTGCAATTTTTATTGCAAATTATTTTAGTATGCAAAAACAAGTTTATGATACGTGTAGAGCTACAAGATACATATCACCCTTTGAAAATATTATAGGATACTATGAAGGACAGGATGAACAAATACCACATACTTATAGTCAATATTCTAATATAGCTATGGAAACTTTAATGCTTAAATGCCAGCCAAAAATGGAAAAGGTAACAGGACTAAAACTATATCCAGCTTATACTTATGCAAGAATTTATAAAAAAGGTGATGAACTTAAAAGACACAAAGATAGATTTAGTTGTGAGATATCAACTACTATGAATCTTGGTGGTGATGATTGGCCAATCTATTTAGAGCCATCTGGGGAAACTGATAAAAAAGGAATTAAAGTAGATTTAAAACCAGGGGATATGTTAGTCTATTCTGGATGTGAATTAGAGCATTGGCGAAATAAATTTAGAGGTAATGAATGTGTACAAGTATTTTTGCATTATAACAATCGTAAAACACCGGGCGCTAAAAATAATATGTTTGACAAGCGTCCACATTTAGGTCTCCCTTCTTGGTTTAAAAAATAACATAGAATGTCCATACTTAAAAGATTTGTTAAAGAATGTTTAAAAGATATTACTTATCCAAATAAACCAGAATCATGGCATGTACAAGGAATGTTAAAAGATAAGTCTAATCAAATATTTAAATTTGATGTACGTGGGATGTCTAAAATAGATGATAAAAAACTAGAAAAAACAGGTAACACAAATTCTAATGCAGATAAAATGGTTTTTGAAACAACCACCCATTGGATTATACTTGACATATTAGAGATGAATAAATACATAGAAAAATACAATATTAAAGATGTTTTATTTGACGATTTACTTAATAAATTAGATTGGAATATAATACTGACAAAAAAATAAAAAGCATATATAGTGGTATATTATGCTACAAAAATTAGGCTTTGCACCAGGATTTAATAAACAAGTTACCGAAACAGGTGCCGAAGGGCAATGGTTTGACGGTGACAATGTACGTTTTAGATACGGTTCTCCTGAAAAAATAGGCGGTTGGGAACAATTAGGCACAGAGAAACTAACTGGTGCCGCAAGAGCTATACATAACTGGGACGATAATATAGGTATAAAGTATTCTGCAATTGGCACTAACAGGATTCTTTATGTTTTTTCAGATGGTGAATTCTATGATATCCACCCTATAAGAACTACAATTACTGGCGCAAATTTTACAAGTACAGCAGGATCACCAA